CTTGCCAACCCCGGTTGAGGGGATGCGGTTCGAATTTCTGGCGACAGTCGTCAGAACCTCGAACTCCTATAAAGTCATCACGGCTGCGATTACCACGCAGTTCATGGTCGGAGCAGTAATGGCTGGCGATCCGGCTATTGCCACTTCGGGTGATGTCTTCACGGCTGATGGCACGACTATCGCCGCCATTACTTGTGACGGTGATACCAAAGGCGGGTTTATCGGCGAACATTATACCCTCACGGCCATTAGTGCTACTCAGTGGGCGATTGAGGGCATGGTGATCGGGACCGGCACGATGGTTACTCCGTTTACCGCCACTTGATTGTTTAACTAACAACCCCGCCTCGATAATGGGGCGGGGATTTTTTTGGGTGAAAAATGGATACACTTTTTCAAACACAATCTCCTGGCATATCTATTTCAGTAACGTCAACGGCGTCAACGGCCGTTGCGCTCCCAGTGACAGACATTTTGGATAGTCTTGTCCAAGGACAATCTCATCTAAGGGTTGTCAATGAAGGGCCGAATATCGCCTTCATCGCGGTCGGCAAAACAACGGCTACCGCGACCCTGCCAACGGCCACAGCGGCAAAAACTTGTGACGCTGTTTTAGCTGGTGAAGATATGATTCTAACTCTTTCTCCGAATGCTCGTTATATTTCGGCTATTTGCCGGGCGGCGGGAATTGCGACATTATCAGTTTACGTCGGGAGGGGCCAATAATGTTCAGGGGCGGCGGTTTTTCTCAAAATATCGGGGCGGCGACTTCAGCGACGGCGGTCATGGTCAATGGAGATACCATCTTTACCATTGCCAATGGTCCCATCGAGATTATTGATCTTCTCTCAGAATGTATCACGGCCAACGGCGCAACGGCTTCAACCATGCAATATCAGTCAGTTCCCACGGTGGGAACTGCGACCACGTTTTCAGGCGCCTCGGCGGCCCTGACATCGGCAACGGCAGGAACCACGGTTCGCCTGGCTCCGACCGCTCTGACGACGGCTCCGGTCGTCGTGGCGGCTGCGGCCGGCGGCGTTCAACTGGGGACCAACGTCGCCAATCGAATTACCGCTCAGCCCGGCACGATCAAACTTGTCATCGGTGTTGGGTCAACCACGGGAACATGGAAGCATTACTTGACCTATCTTCCGCTGGCTCCTAGTGTCACGGTTTCATAAGGATCATACATGCCTATCAGAATGACACACCCGCGCCACGGCACTACCCATGCCGTCGGCGCAGAAGTGGACTGGAACAAAAAACATGGATGGGTTATTGATGAGGGGCCAAAAATAGTCTCCGAGGTTAAGGAGATTGAGGAGATTAAACCGATGAGACGCGGGCCCGGCCGTCCAAGGGCAGTCAAGGCGGAATAAACGATGGCGACTGCGCTAGCTATCATCACCAGGGCCATGCGGCTTGCGAGAGTTCTTCGTAAGGGAGAACCATTGGATTCCGATGAATCCACCGATGGATTGGTGGCCTTGAACACCATGTTGGATTCATGGCAACTAAGCCGGTTGTTTGTTTATCAGATAGTCCAAAATTCGCACACATGGCCCGCCTCGACATCTCTCCGCACTATTGGAATAGGCGGAAATTTCGCCGTACAGCGCCCCGTTAAAATAGACGGCGCTTTTGTCATGGATTCCAATTCTCAATGGTATCCGGTTGATGTTTTGACTGATCGCAATCAATATGACGCCATCGTCACAAAGACAGTAACAAGCACCCTGCCGAATTACCTGTTCATGGATTCCGCCTATCCACTGGCCTCAATTTATCTCTATCCCGTTCCTTCCGTTGTGGTCACACTTAAACTCAATACCTGGCAGACACTTCAATCGTTCGCTGGATTAACCACTGAGCTTGCGCTGCCTCCGGGTTATCAGCGCGCCATCGAATTCAGCTTGGCGGAGGAATTCGGGCCGGAATTCGGAGTGGAAATTCCGGGGAAGGTGGAACAAATTGCCGTGCAAGCACGGGCAATCATACAAAACATGAATCGTCCCTCGATGATCGCGCAAGTAGATAGTGGGGCTGCATCGTTGGGTCAATCGGGCGGTAGGCGGAATATATATAGTGGTGGGCTATAATGCCCATTGTCCCGCTTTTTAGAGCCAATCAAGAAGGAAAATCCGTTGTCTCCACGGCTCAGCGACATCTTAATTTATATGCCGAGATAGACCCGGATGCGGAAAAATCCAGATTGATTTTTCATGGTACTCCTGGATTGATTTTGAGGGCCGGGAGTTCGTTGGGGAATACGCCGATTCGAGGTTGGATTGCCGCCGGTGATTTATATTACCTTGTTCATCAAGGTACGTTTTACGAAGTCAATAATGCCGGAGCGAAAACATCAAGAGGCACTGTTAGCACCACTACCGGACGAGTGGACTTGGCTTATAACGGTTCGGTTATTTTATTGACTACCGGAACCAATGGATACACATATACCGTCGCTACCACGACGTTCGCGCAAATCGTGGCGGCGGGATTCCCGCAAATCGCAAAAACCTGTGCTTGGCTGGATGGGCAATTTATCGCCGATGACGGAGAATCTGATGAATTTTTCATCTCGGCGGATGGAGCGACTTGGAATGCGCTGGCTTTTGCCACCGCTGAATCAAATCCGGACGGAATAGTCCGGATCATTTCCGACAATGGTGAAATTCCTCTCTTTGGAAAAAGCACGACGGAATTTTGGGCGAATGTCGGCGCGTCTGATTTCCCATTTCAACCCATTAAGGGGGCAACGCAGGAATTCGGACTGGTCGCCAGATGGTCGCTTGCAAAATTCAATTCCGGTCTAATTGCCTTGATGAAATCCAAGCAAGGACAAGCGCATGTCATGTTTTTTCAAGGATATGCTCCCAAGGTTGTTTCGACTCAGGAATTGGATTTTATAATAAATAATTATTCCGATGTCGCCGCCGCTACTGGGTATTCTTACATGCTGAACGGTCATCCGATGTACCAGCTCAATTTCCCGACCTCCGAAAAATCCTGGCTCTATGATGCATCCACCGGAATGTGGAGTGCATTGGAATATGGGCTTTCGGGAGACAGGCACCGTGGGGAAATGTGTTTGGATTATTTGAATAAATCCCTGATCGCGGATTATGCCACGGGCGATATATATGAACTTAGTCCAGGTACATATACGGATAATGGCGTCGCCATCGCGCGGGAGATCATTGGGCGGCATATTTTTAAGAACGGCGATCCCATGATCATAAATGAATTGTTTGTTGACATGGAAACCGGCGTGGGATTGGCGGCTGGACAGGGCGTGAACCCCCAAGCCATGCTTCAAATAAGCCGCGATAACGGCCATACGTGGGGGAATGAACTTTGGACCTCCATCGGTGCTATTGGGAAATATCTAACCAGGGTCGTATGGAGACGGCTGGGACTTGGAAGTGATTGGTTGTTCAAGATACGGATAACCGATCCGATCAAGGTGGTAATTACATACGCGGCGATGAAGGTATCCGGATGACCATCAATGCCCCCCCCCTTGCGAGTCAGATTTCGACGAGGAAAGAAACGGTGATATGGCCGAGGCCCTGGGGGAATTGGATGACACAGGTATTTTTGGCCCTGTTTGGGTGGACCAGGACTTATACCGGCGTCCTGACTTATGATTTTGGGTCAATAGCGGCACAATCCCAGGCGACCACCACGGCGACGATCACTGGCGTAAGATCGGGAGACGCTTTGATCGTAAGACCGGCCACGGCGGTAAACGGGGTCATTCTGGATGGATCCGTGACGGCTGATGATGTCGTGACGATTAGGGCGGTGAACTATAGTATCGGCGCGGTTGACCCTGGATCGCAAAATTATCGAATCATCGTTTTTCAACAATGAGGGGCTATGGTTGAATTCATGTTGCTCGCCGCCCCGCGTTCCGGCACGACTTGGTATAATAATGGCTTACTTTCTAAGGAGTGCGCCATGAAAGATTACCAATGCAGCGTTTATGGATGCGAAAAGAACTCATCAAGATTAAAAATGTGCGATATGCATTACCGCAGGCTTAAACGACACGGGAATCCCGATATTGTTTTACAAGCTAAGGGGCTTTCTCTAAAGCAACGTTTTTATAATTCAGTAATAGTAAAAGATGGGTGTTGGGATTGGTCTAAAAAAATTAATAGCAATGGCTATGCAGCACTTTTTTTCGATGGGAAATGGATGACAGGAAACAGAGCTTCTTGGATATTACACATAAGTAGTATTTTGCCTGGGATGCATGTTTTACATAAATGCGACAATAGAAAATGCACTAATCCTGATCATCTTTTTTTGGGATCAAATAGTGAGAATGTTGCCGATAAGGTAAGCAAGGGAAGGCAATATAGAAAATATGCCAGTATGTGCTCCATAAATGGATGTGAAAATTCATCTAGAAAACTAGGTCTTTGCGTTTCTCATTACAATAAGCAATATCACGAAAATGTTAAAAAACATGATTGAATTTATGGTATTGAGTGCGCCGAGATGCGGCAGTACATGGTGTGCTAACTGGTTGACTACGGACACAACCCTGTGTCTACACGACCCGTTGTTCACCAGACACTATACGGAATTGGATGAAATCCAGACAGAAAAACACCTTGGAATTTCTTGCACCGGGTTGGCTTTATTTCCGGAATGGGTGAATAAACATCCGGCGCGAAAAATCGTGCTGCATCGTGATATAAACGAAATCAACGAATCTCTCTCTGATCTGGGGTTCCCCGAAGTGGACATTGATTTTATCTTGAAACTGGAATCCATCGAAGCCATTCATCTACCATGGACTGATTTATTTGATCGTCCTGATTTCATCCACGAAACACTTTTACAATTGCCATTCGATGCTGAACGGCATGCCCTGTTGAAGGAAATTGAAATGCAACCGAAATTCGACAAACTTACCGTGAATCACGATGTAACGCGGCGATTCTTGAATAAGATCGCAACAGGAGGATGCTGATATGCCTTGGGGTTCATTGGTAGGAACAATCGTCGGCGGGATGATCGCGGGCGACGCCGCCGATGATGCTTCGTCGGCGATGACGGGCGCTTCCAAGGAAGCCATCGAGGAACAAAGACGACAATACGACCAGACACAAGCGAATCTCGCCCCATGGTTGACTTCCGGACGGGCGGGCCTTACGCGAATGTCTCAACTTCTCGGTCTTCCTGGATTTTCCGCCAAGGATCAGGCTTTGACCGCCTTGGGTGGGGAGCCATCACGGGAATCGTTTACCAGCGCGGGAGGAGGAATTTCCCCCGAACATTGGAATATTTTGGATCAAGCGGCAAAGGAAGAATATAACCGGCAGCACGGTCGCTTTATAATGAATTATGCCGCCCCAGATTATGAAAGAAAATTTGACCAAGCTGGATACGACGCGGCACTGAAGGACTGGAATTATAAAAGGACCGCTGCTGAGAGCCTTAAAGATGAAGCCGATTTCGGCGCACTGAACAAGAAATTCACCCTGGCGGATTTTTGGGATGATCCGATAACCAAGTCGTCTTATCAATCGGGATTGGACTTGGGAACCGAAGCCATTGATCGTATGACCGGAGCCAGGGGCACGCGAAAATCCGGCGCGACGCTGAAAGAACTGTCACGATTCGGAACCGACTATACCGGACAGAAAGCCGGGGAATCCTATAATAGATTCTACGGCGATCAAGAAAGGACTTTGAATCGCTTGGCCGGCATCTCCGGCACTGGGCAGACAACCGGGCAATATCTTGGCGATACGGGCGGTCGTACCAGCGCAAACATCGGTAATCTTTTGACTAATGCCGGTTCTGTCAGGGGCGCGGCGGCGATCCGACAAGGAAATATCTACGGCGGGATGGCGCAGAATATAGGAGATTGGTACACCCAAAAATCTTATAACGATGATGGTTCCCTCGATAGAAGCCAATCTTCAGCGACATCAACTTGGTATCCATAGGAACTAGCCATGCCACTTGATCCATCAATTTTTAATCAACTCGAAATGCCTCGGGCTCCATTGAACCCGATGGACCTGGAAAGAGACAGGCTGGCAAATACCGCCTTGCAACAGAAGTCGGTCGCCGGCTCACTTGCCCTTCATAGGGAGGCGCTTGTCAACGTAACTGATCCGACCCAAGCCGCCAAATGGATAAGGGACGGGTTCAATGATCGCAATCTAAGTCCTATTCTGCAAAAAGCCGGCTCCCCGGAAGAAATAATTTCACGAATCCCTCAAGACCCGAAAGGATTCGCCGACTGGATAAAACGAAATGCCCTTGGGCTGGAAAAGTATTATGAATTGACAATGAAGCCTCAGAAATCTGGGTCATCTCCCATGCAACAAAGAAAATTCGATAAACAAATTTCTGATGATTTTAAATCAACGGGACAAGCGATGCAGACAATGGCGGAAATAACCAACGCCATAAAGACAGTCCGTGCATCCAAAGGATTATCGGCGAGAGAAGGTTATACCGGATATATTCCCTCCCTCCTTCAGGGCCCGGAAGCCATGAGCGCCCAAAATCGCATCGAAACACTCAAGGGGAAAGTTACCCAAATGGGGAAAGCCATGGCCACGATGTCCGGCGCAATAGGACCAATGGCGGTCCAAGAATGGAAAATCGTCGCTGATGCCATAAATGCAATAGACCCAACAGCGGGAAATTTGGAAGAACAACTTTCAAATATAGAAGCACAAGCGATGGGCGCGTCGGAAAGAATAAAAGATTCGTATGACAGAACTTATGAAAATAAGTTCGAGAATTATCCGCAGTTTGAAACTGGGAATATAAGAATATATCCATCAACAACATCCCCTCGATCAAAACCAACGAATGTCCCCCTATCTCCAGCGCCAACGTCCCCGCCGCCTCAATCGCCTTCGCCGCCTCGTTACAGCAGAGAGCAAATCGAGGCTGAATTACGTCGCAGAAAGGTCATAAAATGACCGACCTATCTTCCATGTCCACCAAGGACTTGATGAAGATGCGCGAGGAAGCATCGCTGACAGAGCTATCTTCCATGTCCACCGAGGACTTGATGAAGATGCGTCCCCAGATAACGTCATCTCAAGTCATGTCCCTTTTTAAGGGGGGGAAGCCGGTTGACGATTATCCTGTTCTGGCTTCCCCCATCGCTCGCGCGGGGTTGGGGGCTTATCAAGCCTTTATGGCCCCCATCCAACTGGGGGCGAATGTAGGTGAAAAACTGGCTGATATATCCGGAGCTACCGATTTAAGTCGGCTGGTTAAAAAGAAGCTGGGCATACATACCGGCGGGAAGCCTCTTCTGAGCGCGGGGGGGCTTAATCAAACTTTAGGTGGATTGGAGGCCGCAAAACGCCAAGCCATGGCGGCAAGATCGGGAAGGCCGGTGGGAGAGGAATGGGATATAGCCGGGCTTCTTGGTTCTTTGTATCCTGGAACGATGGCCTATAAAAGCATAGCCGGAGCTTTGCCTAAGGTCATTTCAGAACAAGCCCCTTCCCTGACAGGTCGCACTGTCGGGAGGATGCTTACGGGCGGCGGCACGGCGGCGCTTACTATCCCAGTAACTTCAGGTGGCGAGGATTTCTTTAATGAGAAAGGAATTCAGACCGGGATCGGCGCGGCTGTCCCCGTGGCGGCGTCTACACTAATTTCACTTCTCAAGGGGACGGGAAAGATCGGCGGTAAGATTTATTCGACTTTGAGAGACGCCGCGCGTCTTCATACTAAGACAGGTCCGCAAAAAATAGCCGAAGCTCATTTCCAATCCATCGCCAAGGAAGGCGGAGAAGAAGCCACGGGAAAGACGGTTAAATCACTGTTACAAGCAGAGAAGATATTAAATAAACCGACTTCTGCCGAGGCGATAGCGGCGGGGAATATCGGCAAGGGCGAAAGATTCGGTGGACCGGTGGTGCGTTTGCAGGAAGAACTTGCAAGCCTGCCGGAGACAACCACCAAACTTCGTAGTATCGAGGCTGCACAAGAACAAATCCGAAAAGGTGCTATTGAGAATATCGCCAAGGGCACATCGGCGGAATCGGCGCTGCTAGAGCGCACAATTGCGGCGGCGAAGAATTACGACAAGGCGTTTTATAGAACTATAGATGGAAAGAAAATTCCTCATACGGCAACTCCAGACCGAGAATTGCAAACAATTTTCGATAAATTTGGAAACGATACGCCTAAAATTCTTGGTCGCGCCAAGGATTTGGCTGTCAAAGACGGCAAACAATTCAAAATTGGCGCGAAATATCCTATTGAATCTCTCCATTTTACAAAAATGGCGCTCGATGACGTGATAAAAAATCCAGAACAATTCGGCATCGGCGCTTCCGAGGCCAGAGCCTTGGCAAGAACGCAAGGGGAACTTGTAAAATGGATTGGAGCCAAATCCAAGGCTTATGATTTTGCCCGGCAGGAACACAAGCGGCTTTCGGAGATTCTGAATCGCACTAAGGCCAGGGATACACTGGCGAATATTCTTACGGGGCCAAAAGGGGAAGAAAGAGCGACACAATTCTTGAATGCTACCAGAGATATTCCGAAGACTTTCAAGAAAGCAACGGGATCGCAACGATACGCGAAATTGGAAGATATTTTATTGCCGAATGAAACGATGCTGGTCAATAAAGTAACCCGTGAATTGGAAAGAGAAGCCATGGCAGGGAGAATGGCGAAGGAAGTTAATCTTCCAGGCGCAGTCAACCCAGTAACGGGGAAAATGGAAAGTTTGCCGCAGATGTTGTGGACCCCAAATATGATTGCAAAATGGGTCATGCGAATCAGCGGCAGGGAAGGCGATAAGGAAGTAAACAAAATTGCCGCTGACATCGCCGCCAATCCATCTCGCGCGGCCGAAGTAATCAGCAGGCTTCCTTCCAGATTGCAAACTATGGGCAAAAATCTTTTATCCGATTTGGATGAATTCCTGAAAACCGAAATAGCAAAAACCGCCGCCATTCAGGGCACGAACAGATTGAGAGAATAGGATAAAACATGGCCGTCAAATTATTATTCAACGACATCCCGGCATTTTTCGATTCCAACGGCGACCCGCTCAACGGCGGTAAGTTGTTCACCTATGCCGCCGGTTCCAGCACCAAACAAAATACTTATACGACTTCCGCTGGAACAGTCGCACACGCCAATCCCATTATTCTCAATTCCAGGGGAGAACCCGCCAATGCGATATGGGGAACAGTTGGAATATCTTATAAATTAGTCTTATCTCCATCCACCGATTCCGATCCTCCCGCCGCGTCTTTCTGGACCATAGATAATATCACGCCGATAAATGACGCCAATACACTGCTGGATCAATGGTTGACTGGGCCATCTCCGACATATATCAATGCCACGCAATTCACCCTGGTCGGAGATCAGACAACAACATTTCACGTTGGGCGCAGATTAAAAACGACTAACACCGGCGGATCAATTTATAGCACGATCACAACCACGGCTTACACGACGTTGACTACGGTCACAGTAGTCAACGATTCTGGGTCCTTGGATTCGGGATTAAGCGCGGTTAGTTATGGGCTTTTAACTGCTTCCGATGCGGCGGTTCCGTGGGCCAAAATCGCTTCTACTGGATGGACTTTCATCAAGGCAGTTACCATGTCCGACGTAGTTACCATGTCCGGGAAGTCTATCATCGAGGCCAATGCTTCCATCGCCGCTCACGCCACGACCATGAACCCGTGGAGTCTAGGTAACTATGTAACCGCTACCGGCACGGCTGTAACTTTCACCGATCTCGCCGATGCCCCGCAAGCCGGGGCCGAAGTCGAGATATACATGAATGCCGCGCACACCTGGACGAATAACGCCAACCTTGAGGTGGATGGGAATGCCAATTACATAGCGACGGTGGGAGATAGGGTATTGCTCCGCGCCAAATCCACGACTGTAACCACCGTGCATCCTCGGAGAAAGGCCGGATCTGGCAAGCTCATTCAGCGCGTCGAGGCGACTCCGTATACGGCGTATACGACCATAAACACAGCCATCCCGGGCGACGACACAATTCCGCAAAATACCGAAGGCGCCGAAATGCAGACGGTGTCCATCACACCGACGAACAGCAACAATCGCCTGGTCATCCGAGCTAGTTGTACATGCCTGAGTCACAGCGGCGCCGGAATGCTTCTAGGTGCGATATTCCAGGATGCCACGGCGGATGCCCTGGCCGTAGGGAATGTCCAATCGTCCGCTGTTGGCGCACCGATACAACTAGTGGTCACGCATGAAATGGCTGCAAACCAGATAACCGAAACGATGTTTAAATTCCGCCTGGGTCCGAACTCTGGTCAAATGTATGTAAACGGCAACAACACTGCGCGGCTCATGGGTGGCTTAAACAACGTCAGGTTTTTAGTCGAGGAAATTGCAACGTGATGTCGCTAGGCTTTCTAAGCAACCATGCCGCTCTGCATGCACTCGGAGCCACGATAGTCACATCCACCGATTTTGAGACCAGTTATGCGCCGGACAATCTGGACATTTCCGGTCTGGCCGCCGCCGTCCTCGCGGCGGCAAAGGCTTCTAAGAAGAAACAATTGCAAGCGGTTTATGATCTAAAGATGTCCTCCGGATTCACCTCCTCCGCCCTCGGTGCCGCATATATCTACGCCACCGACGATGACCGCAAGGCGATCCTGACCGCAGGAGCCTTGCGCGCGTTTCGGGGGTTGACACAGAATTATTATTGCACTGATGTCGCCACCGGAATCGGCGCCATTCGTGCTCATACTCCCGCGCAGATGCTCCAGGTGTTGGACAATGCCGAAGCCATAGCGCAGGCGTATTTAAGCAGTCTGCTCGCTAAGACGGCGGCGGTGACAACGGCAGCGACCGAAGCAGAGATAAATGCTATTAGCTGGTGAACCGATTGAGGAGGAATGGTGGATGAACCAGGAAGAAATCAAACGGCTGGCGGCGACGCTGGCACCACAAATCATCGCGTCCATCCGCGAATCAAAGCATGATTTCTGGATAGACCCGGAGAACCATTTCAGGGCGCACATCGTAATGGACCAATTCGCCGAGTGTCTTGACATGGAGACATTACAGACCTTGCGCGATCTACTCAAGGCGTATCGCAGGGGAAGAAAGCTATTCTTTGCGGCGTTCGTCGGGTTGATGATCGTCGGCGCGCTCGGACTGGTCGCTATCGCAATCGGAATGAAACCGCCATGGAAATGAACAAATTCGATAGGGCAATCGATCTTATTTTGGCCGAGGAAGGAGGATATGTAATAGATCCGCTTGATCCTGGCGGAGAAACAAAATATGGAATTTCCAAACGCGCGTATCCTGAAATCAACATCGGCAGCCTGACTTTGGATCAGGCGAAGACTATCTACATGCGCGATTATTGGGAGCCATGTAAGTGCGACAGTCTGCCTTGGCCATTGTCCTTATTTGTTTTCGATGCCGCTGTCAATCAAGGAACTGACGCGGCGATCAAGATGCTGCAACATACGCTACAGACCAATCAAGACGGCATTATCGGTTCCGTGACTTTAAGGCTCGCCGGGGAATCTCGGAAATGGCACTGGGCGCGCTTCATGGCCTTCCGAACCATGAGGTATCAAGGCACCCGCAACTATGATCGTTTCGGTGAAAACTGGTTGATCCGTATATTCCGGATCGCTATGGAGGCCTAGGATGGAAACTATTCTCGCGTCACTTGTCGCCCCCGCTGCTGTTGATATGCTCAAAAATCTATTCGCGTCAGCTTCCCGCAAATGGATCGGGTTATCGGTGGACGATCAGATCAAATTAGAGAACGCTAATATAGAGAGGCTGAAAGCCCTGGCGCTGTTGGATAATCCCAACGGAACACCTTCTCAATGGGTTATAAACCTCCGTGGGGCCTCCAGGTACGTCGCAGTCATCCTGTCCGTGGGGGTAGGGGCGGGGATGATGTTAAAGGCCACCACGCCCGAACTGGAGGTCTTGGGCTTTGAGCTTGTCGCCATGCCTGTCAGCTTCCTTTTCGGCGAAAGAATGTATCTTGGATTCAAAGGTAA